TATTTGGGTGGCGCGGTGTTCAGCGTAGCAGGAGGGACGATGCCGTGAAATATAGAAAAAAGCCCGTTGTTATTGAAGCAGTACAATTCAAGGTGAATGAGAAAGGACTCGGAAACCATAACGAAATTGCAAGTTTCGTAGGGAAAATTCTCAAAAGCGTTGATATGGGCGACTCAATTGTTATTCCTACACTAGAAGGGGAAATGAAGGCTTCTTTGGGTGATTTCATTATCAAGGGAGTCAACGGAGAATTTTATCCTTGCAAACCGGATATTTTCGAAAAAACCTATGAGGCTGTTGAATGAACAAAAAACAAGCCAAAGCCACCCGAAAGGGATATCGTGAAGCCGGGCAGTTGTACTGGACGGATGAAATGGCTGCGATCCTCAAGAAGAAAAACCGCGAGCTGATCGCGTATCGCTGGGGATTCTTTGGAAGCCTTGCGTTCGCCTTGGCGGTTGCGCTCATTCATGTCCTTTAACATCCGCGACGGACAGTCAGAAATTACCGGGGATTTCTCCGGGATCGAAAAGCTCTTGAAGAACTTGGATTCTGACCTGTCCGTTGATATTGGCTATTTTAAGGACGCAAAAACCCCGGACGGCAAGCAGGTCGCGGAATACATGGCCGCCAATGAGTTCGGATCGATTGAAAGGAAACTGCCCGTTCGTTCGTCAATCCGTATGCCTCTCGAGACAAAACAGGGAGATATTGCCAGCTACGTTGAGAAAAAGGCGAAAGGGCATATAGAAAAAGGCGATATTAACGCCATTTTCGAGGATATAGGGATCGCGGGGCAATCGAAAATACAAGAGGCGTTTGACACTCGGGGATTCGGGTCATGGCCTCCGGATGCTGATAAAACGATTCAGAGAAAGGGGTCGGACGCGGTATTGATTGATAAAGGACTGGCACGTAAAACTGTTACGTATAGGGTGAAAGAATGAGAATAAGAGGAGCTATTCAAATAAAACTATATTTTTGGGTATGGGAAGTTCCTTTAGGATATAATTCTGTTTATTATGACGGATGGAATAACAGCATAAATATAGGTTTTTTTTGTTTATGTTGGCTTACCCCTCCGCTTATTGGAGATAAATTTTGAGCATACCCATAGTATCCGGAGCCTTCCGGGGCTGGACGAAAAAAAGACAGTGCCGCATTATCACGAAAACCGTGGTCGATTTCGTCGTCCAGCAAGTCGCCGAACTTGTTGCGCTCGATATCATGATCTCCCCCCTGAAGGCCGAGGAGGTCAACCGTAAGCCAGAAGAGCAGCGGGCGTGGAAGTGGTATTCTTTTTTGACCAAGGCCTCCGCCCGGGAGCTATCAATCGATTCTCAGCTCATTGTCGACGGTCTAGCCTATCGCGTGGAGTCTCGGCAGCCGTGGACCGAAGCCGGATACCGGCGCTATCACGCGACTGAAGACTATACCGGACTTTCGCCCATGTACGCGGTGCGCTACGACGCGAATGGTGGGGAAGGTAACGCGGGGGCAGTGTTCGCGTATCAGACGGGGGCGGCGGTAACGGTTGCCGCGAATTCTTTCACGCGCACGGGTTACACCTTCACTGGTTGGCTTGCCGGGTCGACGCCGTACGCGCCCGGTGACGTTTTGACAATAGCGGCGGCTGACGTTACACTGTACGCACAATGGGAGGCGGTGACGACATGAATGAATGGATAAGCGTAAAAGACAGACTTCCGGAAAAAGGGAAAGATGTGCTCTGTGTAGATCATCGCGGAGCTTTTATTGGTTGTTTTTCTGATGGGATTTGGTATGATGTCGATTCTTGTAATGTGCCCGTTACCCATTGGATGCCCCTGCCGGAGCTTCCTAAATGACCATAACCCAATGCGGCCAACTTCTCGCCCGCCTCATCCAAGATTATATGTCCCTCCCCGCTGGCCGCGTCGTCCTTAAAAACGAGGGCTTTGATGCGCCGAAGGATTCAGGTATTTATGTCCTGGTGGAATACGACGGCGCCGCGGGTAACGTCATTGGCGTTAATTCACACAAGGATTACACCGCCAACACAGAAAAAATGTCTTCCGTAGCGCATGAACGGTTCGCGATTGAAGTTATTTCCCGCGGAAGAGACGCTACCGACAGGCACAAGGAAGTCCTTTTTGCCCTCAGATCGGTTGCGGCAATTCAAGCGATGGAAGCGAATAACACGTCAATTTGGCGCTCGGGTGAGGTTCTTGACCTATCTGCTATCGAAGGGTCAGGGGCATTGCGCCGGTACAGAATCCCGGTTATCATGAGTAACATAGAATCGAAGACAACGGCGGCCGCGATGATCGATAAGTTCCCGATCCCCGTTATCTCTGTAGAAGAATAAAGATGGAGGCATAAACAATGTCAGGGAAACTGAGTATTTCCAATTTTATCCAGGTAACGCTTTTAGCGGCCTTGCGCGGGCTTGCGGACATAAACACGTCGGCACTCGCTTTTTTTGCGGATGAAGTTCCGATCCCTACCGGCTACGGGGATTATGGAATTTACAATGGTCCTGATGGTGTTGCCGATGATTTCGGAGCCTCTTCGGATACCTATCGAATCGCGGTTGCCGTGTTTTCACAAAGTCCCAACATCATGAGTGCAGGCGGGTATCTGGTAATTATACCCCGGAAAGCTTCGGCTCCCGCCTCTGCTGCAACCATTTTGGGAACGGCGCCGGTTGATCTCACTACGTTGAAGGCCACTGATTACAAGATTTCCCTTGCGATTGACGCGGGATCCGATGCGGATATAACGATTGGCTCGATTGATACCACGTCGCTTTTGACCGCCACCGCTTCGCTTAATCCGACAGCGTTAGGAACGGCAGGGGCAACCATACAGGTTACCGGAGAACTGACGGCGGCATTGATTACCCTTGTATCAAAAACAGCCGGGGCAACTTCCGCGTTGACAGTTGGTTCTGCCGCGGCTACCGACATTTCTCCGCTCTTGAAGCTGGCAGGATCGGCAACCGGTGCGGCTACGGGAACAGAACGGCTGAAAGACGCTATTTTGCGCGCTTCGGGGATTGTGCCGTTCTTTGGGATAATTTCTACCGATAAACCAGCTGACGCGCTCTTTTTGGAGACCGCTAAGACCGTGCAGACTATGGATAAACTATGGATCGTTGGAAGCGCAACAGTAGCCGATATCAAGGGAGTGTTTACCACTATTCTTAATTCCGGGCTTACTCATACGCGATGCCTGTATTACTCAACCAACGCTGACGATGCGTTTGATTTCGCCGCGGGTTATGCTTCCAGGGGACTTTCGATTGATTTCTCGGGATTCAACACCGCGCACACGATGCACGGGAAAGACATAATCGGTACTGTAGGCGATCCGGGAATGACGCAAACAATATTAACAGACTGCAAAAACGCGGGAGTTGATTTCTACGGAGACTTTGGAGTGCCAAAAGTATTCACTTCCGGGGCAAATCAGTTCTTTGATCAGATTTATTCCCGCTTGGCGTTTAAGCTTCGCTTAACTATCGCGGGTTTCAACTTTCTGGCAACCACGAATACAAAGATACCGCAGACCGAGGAAGGAATGAACGGGCTGAAAGGCGCGTACCGGAAGATATGCCAGCAATTCGTTCAGGCTGGCGTATTCGCTCCCGGAACGTGGAATTCTTCCACTACGTTTGGAAAGCCTGAAGATCATCTCCGGAATATCTCCGGATTTGGTTACTATATTTATTCCTTGCCGATTGCTACGCAACCGCAGGGAGACCGAAACGCACGAAAGGCACCTGCGACATACATAGCGTGTAAAGACGCCGGTGCATTACATAGTGCCGACGTTTCAGTAATGGTGGAGGCTTAAAATGAGCGTAGCATTAACAGGAAAAGACACAACGATCCTTGATTCCCGAATGTTGACCGATTTCGGGACCGGGGACGTGGTAAACATCGAAGCTCCGAACAACCTTGTTGAACTCAAGCAGGGTAAGAACGGAAACGCAATATATGCGTACAATGCAACCGGAAAGCAGGTAAATGTCACTATACGCGTAATACGCGGAACGGCTGACGATAAATATCTCGCATCCAGGATGCAGGAATATATCAATGATCCTCCCGCTTTCATTCTGATTTCCGGAGAATTTATCAAGCGTTCGGGCGATGGCGCGGGGAATATTACCAACGAGGTTTACACGATGTCAGGCGGTGTAATCCAGAAAATGCCAGGCGGTAAAGAAAACGTAGAAGGCGATACCGAACAGGCTATTTCCATTTACGTTATCGTATTCTCGAATGCCGACAGGGTCATGGGGTAAGGTATGAATATATCAGGAGTGAATATTCATATTGAACTTGCGTCCTTTCAGGATGCTATGGCACTGCAAAAAGCCCTTGGACGCGCCTTGAAAGGTCAAAAACTTGACCTTTCAGGCGTATCCACCGACGTGGTAAAAAAAGATGAGGCGGGGAACGTTGATCTTTCTTCCGTTGATTTATCAGGCGCGGGAGGAATTGCGACAACTGTTTTTAACCTTCTTTTGGGTCCAGCGTGTTCCGATGAAGTGGAAAGCGCAGCGATGACATGCGCGAAAAAGTGCTATGTCGAAAACACCAAGGAAAAGATTGATCTTGATTATTTCGAGAAACCGGACAACAGGCCTAACTATTACCCGATCATGATTGAAGTGATAAAGGCCAATTGCGGCCCTTTTTTGAAAGGCCTCGTTTCGTCGTTCGGGGACCTCGGGGCGATGTTCGCAAAAAACCTGATACCGAAGTAAATATTGACGATGTTGAGATAGTCGCGCTGCGATTGGCGAAAGCCGGATACTATGGGGGAGATCCTGGAAAGGTTAAGGCGGGGTGCGTTTTAGATG